GATTTGCGGGTAACTTGGGTTCAAGATCAGGATGAGCAAACCCGTCCGCAGCAGCCTGACACATAAACCTGATCGCCCCACTAAGCACATCATCCCATTCACACGCCATCCAGAACGCCTTTTGCTCGTTTCTTCCTGCACCGCGTAGGTACAAGGCTTGCGCCTCGTCTGACAGGCCAGCGCAAGTGTTCTGGGCTAGGATTGATAGGTTAGTCATCCCGCACCCTTAATCTTTTCCAACGCCTGATACTCCCCGCACCAATCGTCAAACATGGTTGCAGGCCAATCGGCAAATCGTGAATTTGTGCTGACATTTTCAGGGGTGACAGCCAAAGGCGCATGGCGTCTGCACTCACCAACGCCAACGTGAGGCTCCGTTTCACGCAGGAAACGCCAATAGCGGCATTTTTCGCAAGCTTCTGTCATGTTGCACCTTTAATCTTTTCCAACGCAGCGCCAAGATCGGTGAACACCGATGGCAATGGCGGGGTGGTGGGTAAGGGTGGTAGGGGTCGCCAGTGGGTTGGATCATTGTAAGAAATACAAACATACCCGCCTTCAGTGCCTCCCATCAGCCAAAAATCTTCGGTCCAGCTTGCGCTTACTGGCTCGGAAATGTCGCAATCTCGCGCCTCACAAAAAAACTTGCCGCCGCCTAATTGGATTATCGTCCCATCCTTTGGCGCAGTGCTAATATCAAACCAGCGGCAATGCGCGTCAGCGTGGTCAAGGACGGCATCTGCCTTTGCTATCAGATCCAAAAGCCCACTAGCCTCAATCGCTGCGGTGATGGCGGCACGCATGGCGTCATGCAGGTTTTCAGGCGGAACAGGAACGCCTTCACAAGTACGCGGGTCTATGCCTTCAACCACGGCAAACCATGCGGCTATGGCGCTTTCTAGCATTGCATCGGTCACTTCAAACTTGGTCATATCTCTCCCCCTTTGAGAGCGGCGCGGGCTTCAACGAAAATTACATCATTCCGGTCGTCTCGGATCAGGTTAGCTTCGATTAAAAAATCAAACTCCAGCAACATCCGTTCCAAGGACGCCCGCAACCTTGCGTTCTCGGCCTCAAGTTCGATGACACGGGCGGCTAGGTCTGGGGCCATTGCGATTAGTCGGGCGTTGGATTCATAGTTGTCGCAATGCAAGATGACGTGATCATCTTCGCGCAAAGCATACATGTAGCAGACTGTGTTTTCGCCTTCGACATAATGGCGTTCGTCCCAAGCGCTCTTGGTTACATCCCAAGGACCCTTTGTCGCCTCATCCAGTAGCTTTTGTAGGTCGGTGGTGGGGGTCATGAAAACTCTCCAAGTCGATAAACGCTAAGTCCGCAAAAGCCTTCGGGCTGCTCTTGAATGTAACCGACGGCTTCCTCTTGCGTAGGAAATGAGGCGCGAAAGTCGTTGTTTGCGGCATAGACGCCCCAGACATCGCCATAACTGTCCATGCGCTTCCATTCATCCTGCATGGCAGCGGTGACAGCAATCAGGCGGCAACTGGCGTCTAGGTTTCGGTTGCGGCAATACTGAAACCCGCCACACGCAGTAGGGCTTCGGCAAAATGAGCTTGTGCATTTAACTTCGCTCACGACTCCACCTCCAACCCAGCCCTGCGCCGTATTTCGGATATGCCAGCATTAAACCCGTCAGCCCATGTGTCGCATGGCTCAACAAACTTCACTTTGTCGGTAAGCTTATCAATCAAGGCAATGGCGTAAATGTGCGATCTAGGCGACCATCCTTGGCCTTCAATTGCGTCACTAGCGGCTTGTAGTGCTGCGTCCAGTTCTTTCGTAACGATAGCCGCGTCTAGGGTGGTGTCGGTCATTGCAGCACCCCCTCTAATTCCCGCGCGACCTGATGCAGTTTCGCCCGCGCTGCTTGGTGGTTTGGTGGACGGACGCCACATGGTAACGTCGCTTGCTCGGCCTCACGCAGCATGGCGCGGACACGGGCGATTGTGCGGGTTAGGTCGTTTGATTGGGGAATGGTGGGGGTCATGCTTTTTCCTTCATGATAAGATCGGCAATTTGATCGGGCCAAACCCACCAGACCGGAAAGGCACCCTCATCTTGAGCGCGCTTCATGTCGCCACCATTCCGACATCTGCGCCCTTTTTGGTCAAAGCAAAGCGCGGTAAAGTGATGACCTTGCCACCCTAGTTTTTTAGGGTGCGACGTGTCGCGATACTCAGGATGCGAAGTCAGCATGCGCGTTGCGCGGTTGACCCAATCCTGATGGCAACTGAAAGACTGGCCATCTATGGCGATAAAGTCGGTCATCACGCCCCCTCCAACTCAGCAATAGCCGCATCAAACAGGGCTAAGACTTCGGCGTGCGTGTGGGTGTCGTTGAAGTGTCCGACTTCTTGGCCAAATTTGCGTCTGCAAACTCTTGAAATTGCATCATCGGCTTCCGTCCAAGCGCAACTACCATAAGCCTTTTCAATTGCGCCTAAAGCGCAAAAGCAATGGGCGCGTGCGACCAAAACTCCTGACGCATCACCATCAATGTCGCGGGCAAACTCACCCTGCGTCCACTTCGCCGGATGACTGATAAGCTGGCGGGCGGCTTTTAGTGTTTCGAGCGGGGTCATCGTGCCGCCTCCTGATGGTCGAGAATAAAGCAAGCAATATGGCGTCCCGTGCCCTTACCCTCGGATCCATCCTCGGTCGCAAGCCATTTCACGTCGCCAAGGTTTCTGATCTTGGATGTTTCGCCAAAAATCACGCGAACCAACATCAAAATCCACTTGTCAACGGGATAGACCAAGACAACGGTTTTGCCTTTTGAGTGCTCAAGGATTGCCTTTTTCACCCATGCAGTTGGCCCCTTTTTCTTGCCTTCGTGCAAGATGGATCCAAACGGCGGGTTGACGTAGTTTGACTGACCCCATTCGCAGGTTAGGCCATCAAAGCCATCGGGCAACGGATAAGGACAAGGATCAAAATTGAAATCAAACTCGATATCCAATTGCCGAAACAGGTCTGGTGGCGTCAGCCAATAATGCTTACCGTCTGACAAATTGCCGACATGAAACTTATTGGCTGCGGGCTCTAGTTGGTTTTGGTGAAAGTCCATCACAACCCCCAAAAAATCAGGACAAAAACCAAGCCAAGCACGGCAAAGCCTGCGACCGCCTCAAGTGGTGACACGCGGTCTGGGCCTTCAGCAATAGGCTCAACCACACAGCGCGGCATGGGGCCGGTGAATGGCTCGGCCTCCATTTTGCGCATCAGATATTCGGCGGCTAGTTCGTCTGCGCGGTTCATGCTGCGCCTCCCGTCAAAATGGTTTGAACCATGCCTGCCATGTCAATTGATGGCTGTGCCAGTTTAGCGTCGGCTGCATCGCGGTTGATAGTGTTGATCCACTTGCGGCGCTCGTCTGCAATGTCCTCATCAACCGCATCACGAATATATAATTCAAAGCGGTCATCTTCATCATAATTAAGGCATTCGGTAATGACCTCTGCCAATAATTCTGAGATACGATCCACAGGGTCAACCTTAGTAACCAGCCTGTTATCTTCCAGCTTACGGATTGCCTTAATCAGGGCAAAAGCGGCGGCGCTGACCTCAGATGTGTCAGGCAAATTGTCGGCCACATACTGACGATAAGCATCTTCGTTTGTGTAGTTTTGAGGGTCCATTTCCATCACTCCATAATTGATATTGGTGCAACCAACATACACGCTGTATATTGGTTGTCAACAAGGCGTTGACACAAAAAAAACATTGTGCAACAAGAGGGCATGAAAAAAAGAACCTACACCACCGACCAACTAGAACAGGTATTGCGCAAGTTTAACCTGTCGCGGTCTTATGTCTTTCTGCTTTCAACGGGCAGACGGACGCCATCCATGAAGCTGGCCAAGCGGATTATGCAGGATTGCGGCATCAAGCCGGATTTCTGGATTGAGTTAAATCGGCAATACCAATGCAAAAGCTGAGATTGCTTGACCTTTTTAGCGGCATCGGCGGCTTCAGCATTGGCGCTGAAATGACCAATCGTTTTGAAACCGTGGCCTTTTGCGAGATTGAACCATTCCCGCGCGCTGTCTTGGCTAAATGGTGGCCGGACGTGCCGTGCTTTCCAGACGTAACCAAACTCACAAAGGACGATATTGATGGACCAATCGACGCGATCTGCGCCGGATTCCCATGCCAAGACCTTAGCTACGCTGGAAAAGGCGCTGGTATCGAAGGCGCTCGAAGCGGTCTCTGGTCTGAGGTCGTCCGACTTATTGGCGAGTTTAGACCCGCAATCGTCATGCTGGAAAACGTCCCAGCGATCCTTACTAGAGGACTCGGAACCGTCCTTAGAGACTTGGCCGAGATCGGGTATAATGGTTTCTGGGACTGCATACGCGCTTCCAGCCTCGGCGCCAGGCATCACCGCGACCGTTGGTTTTTCGTGGCCTACCCCGCAAGCGAGGGATTTCAGAAGCGGCGACAACCCGGGCGGAAAGAGGGCGCAGAGAAAACTAGCGCAGGGTTGGTCTATGAATTTGAACGACGCTGTGAAGATTTGGCCTACCCCAACGGCCAACGAGGATGCGGCCGGCCGACCCGGGTCGAAAATGCAGCCGATGCTTGGCAACCATCCGGGTATTCGTGGGACGACGCCAGAAGAATGGTCTCTTGGCACGTTGAACCCGACGTGGGTCGAGTGGCTAATGGGGTTCCCAATCGGACACACCGACTTAAAGCCCTCGGAAACGCCATTGTCCCGCTCTGGGCGTTCCTCGTCTCCAAAGTAGCTATCGCAATTTATGAACATCAACCAAAGGATCAACCAAGTGAGTAATCTTCCCTACGCAATCAGTCTACCCCACGAAGGCAAAACCATTGGCGTTATTATAGCCAACATTAGCAACATGCGACCGCACAAGGACAACCCAAAGCACACCATGATCCACACCACTGGCGGCGGCTTTGTCTTTGTCGATCTGCCGGTGGCTGAGATTGTAGAACGTATCAACGATTTGTTGGATGGGGAAGATGTTTGATTGGGTCGCGCCTATGTTTCTAAAGATTGCCACGGGCCTTCTAATTGCCGTAGCGCTTTGCTTGGCCTTTGTGGCTGGGTATTTATTATTTAGGGGATGACAATGACTGAGAAGCGTATCCAAATTCTATGGGCTCAAGAAACAACCGATCTGCTGATCGAGCATTACAAAACAGGCGTGACGGCCTCGGCGTCTGCCAGGATAATCAATGCCAAGTTTGGCACCCAATACACGCGGAACGCCGTCATCGGCAAGCGGGATCGGGTCGGGCTTAGTCGGGCCAATCCAATCCAAAGCCAGATGGCGCGCGATCCATTAGCTAAAGCCGCTTTAGATGCGGCACGGCGGCGCAAGCGGGCGGAGCGTATCGCCAAGCTGGAGCGCGAACAACAATCACGGCAACGCCAGAAAGAGATTGCCGCACTCAAACAGGCTGAAGCCTATGCGGCCAAGCTAGACGCCATTGCACCGATCCGGCCACATGCCAAGTCAACAGCCGATGCCATCCTATCGCTTGGCTTCAACTCCTGCCGCTATCCAGTCGGTGCGGTCGGTGCTGATGATTTCAAGTTTTGTTGCGAGCCTCGTGATGAGGGTTCCAGCTATTGCGCCCATCACCGCGCAATCTGCACAGTTTATGTGCCGTTGAAAGTGAAGGTTCCGGCATGAAGCTAAGCCTAACACCTGAGCAAGAATTGCAATATGAGTGCGTCAAGTGGATGAAGCGCCACCTCTCTAGTGAGGTGGTGTTTTTTCATGTGCCAAACGGCGGCAAGAGGTCCATGCGTGAAGGCGCAATCTTTAAGGCCATAGGCGTGCTGGCTGGTGTACCTGATCTGATTATTGCTTGGCCCGGCACCATTGCCGCCGTTGAATTAAAGGCAGGCAAAGGCAGGGCGTCAGAAGATCAAATAGAGGTGCAGGAAAGAATGAAGGTTATTGGCTGGCATGTGTTCGAGGTTCGCTCGCTAGACCAACTCCAACTGCTTCTGCGTAACCTTGGGGCTCCAATTGCGACCAAGGACGCGGTAGAATTTCCCGTCTAGCCTATAAATCAATTCATCAGGAGCCGCGGCGTTATTCATCTGCTGCACAATGTCCTGAAGGTCGCCTGCGGGGTTGATCTGCACGCCAGCCTGAAACGCCATGCCAATCAATGTCCGGCGCGCTTTTTCCCCCGCATATCCTTCATGCAAGATTGTAATATATTCGGTCACGGGCTTGTCGCTTAGGTTTCTGCCATAATATGTCACTGTCAGCATTTCCTTGCCGCTGGTTCGGCTTTCGTGAATCCGCCACACCCATTCCTTGACGTCCATCTCACTGCCTTCAAGGCCCATGATGTCGTCGTTGTGCAGCTTGGCCGGTGGTGGCTCTGGTTCTGGAAAGGCTTCACCGCAATTGCTGCAATTCTTGACGGCGGCGTGATTGATCTCCCCGCAATGGTCGCAGACCTTTATAGGTGCGTCACCCTCTCCCGTTCCGCCTTTCTTTGGCGGCTCAACGGCCACAATCGGGCCGTGACGGGCAACGACGCCCGCGAAGTCTAGCACTAAGCAATGATCTGTGTGTGACTTCAGGCGAAGCCCACGGCCCGCCATCTGCACATATAGCCCCGGCGAAAGTGTCGGGCGCAGCATGGCAATCAAATCAATGTCTGGATAATCAAACCCCGTCGTTAGAACATTGGCATTTGTCAGGGCCTTTAGTCGCCCAGCCTTAAAGTCTGCAATAATTTTGGCGCGTTCTTTCTTTGGCGTGTCGCCTGTCACCACGTCCGCGGGAACGCCAAGAGCGTTCAGCATCACGGCAACATTACGCGCATGGTCGATGCCCGCACAAAAGAACAGCCAAGACTTGCGGACGCCTGCCAGCTTAATAACTTCCTGCACCACCGCGGCATTAAGCGGATCGGTGTTGACAGCGGCCTGCAACTCACTTTCTATATATTCCCCTCCGCGCTTATGCACGCCATCCACCGATAATTTGGCGGTGGTGACTTTGCTTCGAAGCGTGGCAAGGTAGCCTTGCTCAATTAAGCCTGGAATTGTGACGGGCTCAATCAATCCATCAAATATAGCTGGCTTGTCTGTAATCAGGCCATGACCAAGCCGGTAGGGTGTCGCAGTCAGACCAATGACGCGCAAGTGCGGGTTGATCTGCATTAACTGGTCAATTAAACTGCGGTAGCCGCCTTCATCCTTGTGGCTGACGAGGTGGCATTCGTCTATGATAATTAAATCGACGTGACCTAATAGGTTGGCCTTGTTTCTGACAGATTGAATGCCTGCAAAAGTGATAGGCTCGCCAAGCTGGCGCTTGCCAATGCTTGCCGAATAAATCCCCATCGGCGCGTTAGGCCAATGCTGCAACATCTTTTCGGCGTTCTGCTCAATTAATTCTTTGACGTGCGTTAGCATCAAAATGCGCGTCTCTGGCCAATTTTGCACGGCGTCCTTACACAATGCCGCAACCACATGCGACTTACCCGCTCCCGTCGGCAAGACTAGGCACGGGTTGCCGTTGTGGTTTCCCATCCAATCGTAAAGCTGGTCAATGGCTAATTGCTGATAAGCCCTAAGCACGGCGCACCACCTTTGCGCCGGGGAAGGCTTCTTTAATTCGGTTGATCTCCTCCCGTCCAAGGGCGCAACCAGATGCGTCGGCAATCAATTCATCGGATGCAAACACATGCTTGTCAGGGTGTCCGTTGGCGACGGGTAAACCTTCAATCATATAGGTGGCAATGTGATCCGTGCTTAATTCGCCGTTTAATTCCCACGGCACCATGTCTGGATGCAACACATGGTCATGGCATCCATCAGGCTGGTTTTCTTTTGGAATCTCAACCTTGTGTCGCTCGCAATTCCATGTCCCGCCCGATGTAGGTGTTGAGTGCGCGCACGTCCTGCAATTGACGTGCTGAGTTGGTTGCTTCTCGTGGCACATGGCATAGGCCGGACACATCTTGCACTGATACCAGTCGGGGCGCGTGCTGATCGGGTCCGGCATACGCTCGGCGGTGGCAATGCGCTTGGCACGCTCAATCACTTTAAGCGCAAACTCTTTGTCGAGATGCACGCGCTCAAAGTAAAGGCGGTCATCGTCTTTGCACACGGCACCATATAAACCACGCTCAAGGCCAAGACCTAACATGTAGGTCTGCATCTGGGCATAGTGGATAGGCTTAGACGCCTGCACGCCTTTTGATTTTAGATCGTCAAAAGACTTTTTGGAGTGCGTCTTAAACTCTACAAGGTGAGGCTTTGACGATTGCGGCAAGCCCATAGCTATGCCGTCGATTGACCCTGAGACATGCGAGCCAAAACCGACAAACTTTTGATCGTCTGTTATCGTAATGCCAACACGGGCAAGCGCCTCCTTAAAGCGCGCCTCCTCGTCTTGGCCTCGTTTGAATAGGCGCAAGATGCGTCCCTCAAAAGGCTCCTGCACCGCCCACCTAAACGAAAGCCAAATCCATCGTTCACAATGATGGCCCGCATAAGACAGGCCAAGATGATGGCGGAGGCTTTGCTTGTCGGCGGCGTATGCCGCGTCAATAGCTTCTGTAATCGGGTCGCGCGGTGCAGGAATAGCGGTCATTATTTTTTCATCCAAGGTGGTGAAGATGCAGCAGGAGCCGCGGCGGCTGGGGTTGCGGCCTTGGTTGGCATGGCAGAGCCTTCGCTTGCCTTATAACCCTTGACCTCGTTTGACGGCTCGTAACCCTCTTGGGTCTTAATCGCCACCTTGATCTGAAGCGTGCCACCAATAAGCTGGTCGGTGTCACTGATGGCAGGCAAGCCCAAGGCGCGGGAAATGTCGCCAAGCTGCTGCAAGCCAATTTCTTCCGCCTTCGGGTTAGCGTTGCGGATATTGATATTGCTAAACAGCACGCGGCCTTCATGCGTCGGCCCAACAACGTCAAGGCGCAGTTTGATGTATTGACCTGATCCGTCATTGGTTGGCTTCAAGTCCGCTTCAGTAATGCGGCCCTGATACCATCCCGCGGGGATTGGTGAGAAGTTAGACTGGCCTTGCGGCAGTTCGGCGGTGGTGTATGTTTTACCAAGAAAAGCCATAATTAGGCGTCCTTCTGTTCGATTGAAAATGACGGCCTTCCGGGCGTCGTGGTTACAGCACGGACAAGAATGTCCGTGATAGTCTTATCTGCCGCCTTCCAAGCGGCGGCGTTAATTTCCGGCTTCCACCGGAAAAGAGTGCCAAGGTGATCTGCAAAGCCATGCTCGGCTGCAATCTCTTGGGCTAAATCGGCGTCAACCTTTCGGTTAAACCGTGTTACAATTGACACCTTCCAAGGGCCGACGTCTTGCTTGACGGTGCCTTCCTGATCCGCCTTGATGCGCATGGCTTGCACCATTTGGTCCTCGATCGTGCGACGGCGACTAATCGCCTGCGCCTCGTCTGTCTTGGCGCGAATCCAATCAAGGCTAAGTTGCTCAAGGTCCATTAGAATGGCACCCCGCTGATCTTAGTGATAATGTCGCCAAGGTGCGGCAACTCCCATTGATCCAGCTTTCCGCTGCGGTCCTTAGCCTGCCAAAGTCCGTCGGTGTCGGTCATTAAACCGCGCACTGGCTTGCCTTCGGCGTCCCGCTCAATGCGAAGCGCAAACACACCATCGAATTGATACGGCAATGCTTGGCCGGCTTTATTGCCTGGCATTGAAGGCGAATAGAACACCTTGCCCAATTCGTCCTGCGACTTTTCGAGCTTGGCCGACATGTAGACGTGCTTGTTAGGCAGGTCACGAAAGGCGCGAATCAATCCGCCCATGTGATCCTGCATTGCGCCATAAGCCTGCCGCGGGTCTTTCGCGATTGCCTTCTCGGCAATCAGGACAACCTCGGCAATCTCGCTGATGCTATCAATTGCCACAGATTGAAATTGCTTGGCCTCGTCTGATCCGACAAGCCATTCATAAGCCTCTGTCAGTGAAGCCATGCTGTTTACTTCAATGTAAGGCAGGTTTGCATCGGCAATGGACAAAAGCCCAGCCTCTGAACTTAGGATAATTGGATTAGGCAAAGTCGGAATCAGGCTTGTCTTGCCTGCGCCCGCTTGGCCATACACAAGAAACTTAACGCCGTGGTCGGCGGTCAAGCCCTTAGTGGTCTTTAGGTTAATTGCCATGTTGTTGCTCCAACCATCGGTCTGCTTGATGCAGGTTGATGGCCCGTTGACAATCGCAGCGATGCTAGGTTATGTCAAGTGAAAATGTGCAGGAGTGCAAAGCTATGAACATAAATAACCAAGAAACGCTAGATTTAGTGCGCGGCGCACTTAAAGACCGCAAGCTGTTGCGCGTAGCCGAATGCACTGGATTGTCACGAAATACGGTGCAAGCGGTTGCGGCTGGCAAGGTAAGCCCGCACCCATCCACAATCAAAGTTCTGGCTGATTATTTGGGGGTGAATAATCGTGGCTGATTTGGTTTCAATTTTTGGCGGGTCGTTTGTTCCGCCCGCACCTAAGACGCCGGACAGCCCAGAACAGCAATTGATTGATGCAATTGCCGAACACATGACGCCGCCCGCAACTATTGTGATGGATGGAAAGATACGCCGCTTTAGCCCTACGGGAAAGAATGGCGATGACGCTGGCTGGTATCTGGCTTGGGGTGACGGGGTTCCCGCGGGCTCGTTCGGTAATTGGCGCGATGGCGTGGCGATTAATTGGACGGCGGACGTTGGCCGTGAAATGACGATGGCCGAAAAGATGGCCAACGCTAACCGCATGAGAGAGGCGCAGAAAGCACGCCAAGAGGCTTTAGAGGCCAAGCGCGACACGGTGGCTGATACGGTGCTGACTATTTGGGAAAACGGCGCACCTGCAAGCCCAGATCATCCATACCTTGCCCGCAAGGGCGTTCAACCACATGGCACACGGGTGACGGGTGACGGGCGGCTAATGTGTCCCCTGTTTGACATGGACGGCAATCTGCGAAGCCTTCAATACATTTCTGCTGACGGTGGCAAACTATACCATAGCGGCGGCGAGACGGGCGGCATGTCGTATCAGATTGGCACCGGCTTAGGTGCAATTTACATTTGCGAGGGCTTTGCCACCGCGGCGACGGTTGAGCAATTAACAGGCGAGCGCGTGTTTGCGGCTTATTCGGCGTCGGGTCTTGTGTCTGTAACGTCCCAGCTTCGTGAAAGGTTCCCGCATGGTGATTTGGTTGTCGTTGCAGATCATGACGTATCCGGCACGGGGCAGAAATACGCTGAGCAAGCCGCGGCAAAATATGGGTGCCGAATCATCATGCCGCCCATCATTGGCGACATGAATGATTATGTGCAATCGGGTCACGACGCCGCTGCACTCTTTGCGCCGCCTGAGAATGATTGGCTTGTGCCTGCCGATGAATGGGCAAGCCAGCCTGCGCCGATTCGGTGGCTGGTTAAGGGCTGGCTTCAACGTGACGGCCTTTCAATGGTCTTTGGCCCGTCTGGTGGGGGCAAGACCTTCTGCGTGCTTGACTGGTGCCTGCATATCGCCTCTGGCTTCACAGAATGGCGCGGCTGCAAGGTTTCGGCTGGCGGGGTGGTCTATCTGGCAGGCGAGGGCCATCACGGCCTACGCGCTCGTGTGGCGGCTTGGAAGCAACACCATAAGCCACAGGGGCTGATGCGTATGTGGTTATCCAAGTCAGGGTGTGACCTAAACACGCCCCAAGGATACAATCAGGCCCGCGGGGCAATTATGGCTTTGCATGAAAAGCCCAGCCTGATCGTGGTTGATACCTTGCACAGGTTTTTGGCGGGCGATGAAAATAGCGCGGTTGATACCAAGCAGATGCTAGACGCCTGCTCTGGGCTTATGGGTGAGTTTGGGTGCAGCGTTCTTTTGGTGCATCACACTGGCGTCAGCGATGAAGCCCAGCACCGTGCGCGGGGATCCTCGGCATGGCGCGGGGCGTTGGAAAACCAGATTGCTATTATGCCAGGCAAAGCAATTGAGATTGTCGCCAAGAAAATGAAGGACAGCGAGCCGCCCGAAAGCCTGTTCTGTGAATTGCAGTCGGTCAAGATCGACGGCTGGCTAGATGAAGATGGCGAGGCGGTCACATCTGTTGTGCCTGTCGAGGCAGAAGCTGTCGTGACAGAAAAGCGCGACGGCACCACTGCAAAGCACATGAAACAATTCCGCGGAGCGTGGGCTGTAACGGGCTATGAAACCGACGGGCAAGGACGGCCTTTTGTGTCCCGCTCTGGGCTTGCGCGATACATGGTTCAGCACATGGGGCTGACAGAAGCCGGGGCCAAAAAAGCCATGCAACCATCTTCAGAAGATCGGATGATTGGATACCTTTTGACGGCGGAAATTATCACCACCGAAGGGGCTGGTTGGGCCGTCTTAGACCCCGTTCAAGCGGGTCAAATGATGCTTGAAATGAAGGCTATGCAAAAACGCTGAGATGTCCGTTTTATTTTTGGCGTTTTTTCATGGCTTGTAATAAAAACAAAGGCTTAGAAATGCGACGGACGAAACGGACAGAAACGGACGAAAAGTTTTCTGTCCGTTTCAGGTTTAATAAAAACAAAGGGTTAGGCTTTTTTGTGGTGGCAACACGGACAGACATGGGGGCAAGGCAAGACGAACGGACGGACAGGACACACCCTCTTAAGAGGGTGTCCGTCTGTCCGGTCTCGATGCGGCGATTTTTGTCCACTTGAATTGTGGTTAAAATTGTGATTTAAAGATCGGACGCGGGAGGTTGCTCAGACCTCAACCGCGTCCTTGTCAAATGCTTTACAGGAGCACCCAACATGACTAAGATCATAAAACCAATTTACGTCAAAATCAACGTTTCAGACATTGCTGATTTATCAGGCTGTCAGATTGTTATTGATTTTGTTTTTGATCCTAAGCCAGAAACGGCGGTTAAATATCGCGGCGTGCATTGGCACAAAAATGCTCAAAAATGGCGTGCAAAAATTAATTTTAAAAAAACCGCTTTCCACCTTGGTTTGTTTGACAGCCAAGAAGATGCTTATGCCGCATATAAGACGGCGGCGAAAAAACTTGATGAATTAAAAGACGAGCCTTCAAAGTCCGCCGTCATTTCAATTTTGAAGGAAATGAGGTTATGAATTACCTAACACAAAATCACTTGGAAACTTTGCAGCTTGCGATTAGGGCGGGCAGGGTTTCCAGACTGACCGCGCCGACATTGGCAATCAACCATCTTGTGAAATTTGGATTGCTTGCGCCATCTGATTTAGCTGGTATTTGGAAGCCAACGGTTGACGGTTTGTGTGTCGGCGGATATTGTCCGTTTTAGTATTTTTAGGGGATCAACGCTCATGACAACTTACGGCGTATATCACACCACCCACGCAGCCGCAGAACGTGCCAAGGAAATGGCAGCAGGTCGCAAGGCCGCGCTCCGTGAGGCTGACGAACGGTCGGCGGAGAGACGCGGGGAAGTGAGGCAGGTTCGGGCGTTGGATGGGCTTGGCTTGCTTTATAAGGCGGGTGAGCTGACGGATGACCAACATCGCGTCGGTCTGGCTTATCAGCGGGCCTATGAGACGTGCGCGGGGCTTCGGGGCCGCAATGCGCTAAACGACCAGCCGCCAGGCGATAAAGACATGGCCTTGCAAGCCACAGTTGATGCCGGACGGCTAATTGTGAAGTGTGAGCGGTGTTGCACTACGTCCGGCGAATTAAACGCTCTACGGGCAATTGTAGGGCTTGGGCATAGCGTTCGCTCTCAAGCTTCGGGGCGCAAATATCGTGAAATGTGCGATTTGGTTGTGTCGGTGTTGGGACGCATGGTGGAGGCGAGACTATGAGCAAAATAATTCAATTCCCACCACGTCAGCCAAACGACGTGCCGTCATATCTGGAATCACTCGCAAAGCAATTGCGGGACAATCCAGACAATGACATGCGGTTTATCTTTATCATGGAAGATGCGGGCTCGCTTACGTCCAGCGCCATTAACTACACGGATCGTATGGCGGCGATTGGTGTGCTAGAGGCAATCAAGGTGGGGCTGGTGCTTGATGTGGTCGAGGCGGATGATTGACTATTTACATCGGGAACGATTTGCTATAGTGATTTGCCAGCATCTGATTTTGTGTCTCAGGCGCTTGTTTCCTCCTCCCCCACTTGGCTCGCTTCGGCGGGCCTTTTCTTTTGGTGATGTATGCCCGTCCTTGAAAATGTGCGGCATGAGCGATTTGCTCAAGAACTAGCCAAGGGCAAAACACAAGAGCAAGCCTACATTGATGCAGGCTACAGTGCGAACGGCGCAAGAGTTGCCGCCTCCAAATTGCTAACAAATACTAACATTGCTCAACGTGTCACTGAGTTGCAGTCTGTGGTGGCCGACAAATCCACTTGGGACGCTGCTAGGATCATAAACAACTTGGCTAGGTATGCTGAGAAGGGCGAGACAATTGGTGAGCCTGCGGGGCTTTCTGTGGCTCGTGCTTCGATGATGGACATTGGCAAGCTGCTGGGCCTGATTGTCGATAAGGGCGAGAACAAGCAAGAGCACAGCTTGCAAGTCCAAATGATTGAGCGGCGTATCGTTGACAGTTCTGAGGATTGACACGCCACGTTGGTCAAAGCCGCTTTTGGCACCGGCTCGCTATAAGGGTGCATACGGCGGTCGCGGATCTGGCAAATCGCATTTCTTTGCTGAGTTGCTGATTGAACGGTGCTTGATGGGTGAGACGCGGGCGGTCTGCGTTCGTGAAATCCAAAAGAGTTTGAAAGATTCGGTTAAGCAGTTGCTGCATGACAAGATTGTCAAGCTGGGGCTGCAAGCGTTCTTTGCGTCATCGACTGACACCGAGATACGGGGCCGCAATGGTTCGCGCATCGTGTTTGCTGGGATGCAAAATCACACGGCTGACAGTTTTAAATCGTTTGAAGGCTTCGATATAGCGTGGGTGGAAGAGGCGCAAAGCCTTTCATCCA